CTTTGATAATCGCCATTTATGACGACTTTATCTACTACCTTGTTTGCCTTTAGGGCTGTGGAAGATTTTGTCCATACAGAGTAGGTTGCTGTGCCTATAGCACCACCTGTGGTATCAATTAAAACTTTAATCTTATCCCAAGTACCTGACCATTCTCCACGAGTATCTACAGGTCTTACTGTGCCACTAATATTCCCAACTTCTCCAATAACTCCCCCTGAAGCATCAGATGTAACTTGCCAAGATAGGGCGACCTCTCCACTATTTAAGGATGCGATGTTTTGGTCTGCCTCTTCCATCAAAGCATTTGCTACTTCCGATGTGGGGTCATGTGCACGAATGAGAAACGCACAAGCGAGTAACGCTGTGGTTCTTACAATTATATAGTCGTAGTTGCCATCTTTGTCTTTCCATTGACCTCTCGGAAGACGAGCATCTACTTTAGCATCAAAATATCTACTTGCATTTGAACGATAACGAGATTTAAGTGTAACCCAATCCTCTCCTGCCTCCATAAGAAGGTCTATAGGGTTGGATGCACTATTGTGGTAATAAACCACATCACTTGTAGAATCATAAAACCATTCATCTAAAGCATCCACAGCAGACACAGCCCCTTGAGCCGAACCTAAATGCTTACCATTTTTAAACAACTGTGTAACAAGCCCTGCATCTTCTGCTTTGTATCTACTTCCTGAATCTACTTCCCATCCAAATATTTGTGTCTTTGAATCAAACTCATCAATCTGAGGAAAGACATCTTTTAAATCTTTATCTGTGCAATATGTTGCCATAATATTCCCTAATTGCCATGCTTATCTCCTTTATCTAATTCCTATAACATCAATCGTAGTATTGATTTTTGAATTTAAACTACGACCTTCTACCTTTGTAATTGAATTTCCATAAGATGCGTGATATTCAGCCCCACCTGCATGAGCAGAACCATAATTCCCACTCATAACAAATTGTGCATTAGGAGGACATCCATTTAATTGAATTTCACCTGTTTCATAATTTATAGAGCCTGTACATATACCTTGTATATTGCCAAATCCATCATCATAAAACATAGCCCCTAAATTAGGCTTTGAAACATAAGTTGCTTTATCGTAAACAACATCATCAGGAAGTCTTGATGCAACTGCCCCCTCTGTACTTGCAGGAAATCTACCAATAGCATTACCAATTAAGTTAGTAGATGATGTTCCACTTGTACCTGTAGTAAGTGCAATAGTAGAGGTAGATAAATTTTGCCCTGAAGTAAATCTTAAATCTCCACCAACAAGACCAACACTTACTTTTTGCTCAAATAAGTTAGATGAAGCGTCATAAAACTCTGCATCTAAAGCATCTTGAATCTTTTGAATTACTCCATCGCTACCACCAAACTTCACATTGCTACCTGTAGTAAATGAAATCTCTTTTGTTGAGCCACCATCTACAGCAATTGTAAAATAGTAAGTTGTAGAAGCAGTTAATCCTGAATTAGTAGAAGAAGTTAATCCACTCATACCTAACTCTTGATAACCTGCTGAATAAAACTTCCCTGAAATAGAACCTGCTACCCAACCATCACCTACAAGGTCAGCCTTACGACCATAGCCTAATAAATTCTTAGACCAATATCTTCCTGAAGAATCTGATTGAACTTTAGTGTATTTATTATAGTCTGCATAAGTGTTAAAATAAGGTAGCCTAACATCAACTCCTGCGTGTGCAACTGCTGTTGAACCATATAGCCCTCTAAGGACTGTAAGAGTTGTGCCTGATATATTCGTAACTTCCATAATCTCAGTCCCTAATTGAAGCAAATCTCCAATCTTATAATAATCTCCATCAGTAACAACTAATGACGTATCAGCATCATCAGCCAATGTTCCTAATTCAACCCCTGTGTCTATAGCCTTATATAAAATTGCAGGGTCGCTATTATCTAAACTTTCTCCATTACCTGCTGAAGTACTATTACTATAAGCAAGTTGTCTAATATTGGGGAGAAACATAAAATCTCCTGCACCTAATATACAAGAGTAGTACTGTGAAGCCCCATTAGTATCAGGTGAACCTGCTGTCCACCCATCTAAAGTAAATATAAGTTCAGCCCCAACAACACCTGAGTTCTTTAGCATTATTGCCTTACAACTACGCAGTACATTCGTACCTTTAGTTCCTGAACCTTGAAATAAGGTTACTCCTGTATCTACATTGTCTAAGTCTTGGCTTAATTTAAACACTTCTTTGTAAGAGCCTGACTTTGAGGCACTTATAGTGTCTTTAGCGTTTATTGTTAAATCTATGTTAAAATTTGGCATATCTTACCTTAAATGATATTTAACTCGCATATTAATTGTAATTTTGTCAGTTGCATCATCTTGAAAGAAAGTAGCGAGTATTACTTTCCCTGAATCAACATTTGCACTCTGGATTGTCATTGATTGATAGTCTATTGCTCTATCGTTTATCCCTGTAATATCTGAACCATCAGCCAATACAGTACCATTAGATAAATCCCCACTTGTAGTTCCATTTGCAGTATCTACATCATAACTCATTAAATGACATCTAACAGTTTTAGGAGTATTGCCACCACTTGCCACAAAGAAGTGTACTGCATCAAGGGTTAGGTCATCTGCTACATACCAATAACAACTCGTGTAATCATCGCCACCTGCACTTACAGTTAATGTAGTATCAGGGTCTGTACCTGTACCTATTGCAGGCTCATCACCACCTCTTGCTATTCCAGTGTTATAAAGTGCAATATGTGTACTTGCAGAAGCCCCATCAAATACTGTTCCAAATGTTTCATAATTAGTGTTTACATTGTTACCCAAAGCCTGTACTGCATCATTAGTAGAATCAACTACAAATAAAGTATTCCCATCTTTATCTTGAACTTCAACTACAGAAGTAGTATCATCATTCTGTGGCTTTATTCTAATTTGGTCATCAGACATCGCCAATGCACTTGAAGTACCTTCTCCATCCTTCAAAACTCTAATAGTAGTATCAACACCACTATTTGAATTGTCTATTTGGATTATGTCCTTATATGTACTTGCTTTAGTTTTTCCTGTTAAACTCATATCAATTCTGCTTTCGTATCAAATTTAAAAACGAATGTTGCATTAGTATCTACACTTGAAGAAGTTGAATCAAAAGAAATAGCCAATATATCCCCTGCGTCAAATGTAGCATTAGAAAATTGAAATTTATAAGAAGTATTATCATCAGCCATATCAACAGTAATACTTTCAGTTGCAGTTGAATTAGGGACTTCTGTACCAGTAGATGACTTATGGAATCCCATAACAGTTGAACCACAAGCATATTCACTTCTTGCTATTGCGAAATCTAAATAGCCATCAAAGGGGGCTATAATAGAATGGTATTCATTCCTACCTGTAAGGCTTGTCCAATCTATTATATAACCATTTAATGGAAGATATACTTTGCTTGAACTCCCAAACCATCCACAATGAACAATATATCTCTCCCACTTATCTACATCTAATCCATCAACCTTTAGGGAAGATAATTCTAAAGGGTAATTGCATCTGACTTTTCCTTTGGATATTTCCAGAGGGGTATTCTCTCCACCACACTTGACAGGCTTAAAATCATTACCAATCATTTGGTCAAGATATAATTCCCTTTTAGCCATTATCTGAACGAAGCCCTTCTACAAACTTTGCAATACCTGTAACAACAATGTTGTCAATAGCATCTATACAGTAAGGCTCAATAGTCTTGTTCCACACTGATTTAGTCCATTTCCATTTACCTAATCCTAAAGTACAAGCAACACCTGCACCATACATAAAATTACCAAACTTGGCTTTAATTCTGTCGTTAGGTATCTTCTTTAATGCCCATGCACACACCATTCCACCAATACCAACACTTGTGTATGCTACTGCTTGGCTACCTAATTTTGCTACTAAAAATTCCATCATTTCTTTAATCCATTTCCTGTTAATTTAGATAAAATATTCTCAATGCCTTCAATATATCCTTTCATCTCCTTGACATCTAACTGTGTAATCTTTTGTTGGTCTATCAACTTGACTACTATTCCTTCAAGGCGATTGAACTGATTTTCAAGGTCATCTACTAATTCTTGTTGAATCCAATGCTGTTGCTTCCAAATAAAATACCCAAAGGCTACTACTATTGCAATGGGAAGACCATATTGGTCAATAATCGTTAAATCCATAATTTTTGCCTTACCATGTGGGCTAAAATATAAGTTGCATCATACAAGTAAACCACAGCAAAATATAGTAAAATCAAAACTGCTAATCTATAACCGATTAGCGAGATAAATTTTAATCCTTTCCACAAAACCAAAACTTTCCCCCTGAAAGGCGACAAGTTAGGTTTAATAGACCTATAATCAATCCTATGCTTAATCCTGCAATTCTGAGCCATAATTCTGCTTCTGAGAAAGAAATCCCTACACCCCCAAATGTTGATACCAATCCTGTATTTGGGTGGCTTATTAACTGTTTTACCGAATCCATCTAAACTACTACCTTAAATATTGTGGTCTTTCTATTAGCCTTATCAGCAGATTTTGCGTTATAGGCTTCTAATGACTTATCTATATCATATCCCTCACTTAGTGTTTCTTGGAGGTCTATCTTTATCCCATCTCTATTACCATTTGAATAGAATATATACGCATTTTGGGATGCTCTCCCTGATAAATTTAATGCCTTCTCAGCATAATCGTTTGACCCAACCATCGAACTACTACGACTAAAATTATCCCCAATACGAGCAGAGTGTATATGCCCGAAGATAACATAGTCAATACTAATTCCTTTAAGGGAATATCTGCCAACGATTTGAGAGATTGAAGATTCAATGTTCCCCTTCTTAATTGAGCCATTACCATGAATACATAGTAGGTTTTGACCTGCGACATTAATGACAACCTCTAATGGGTCGCCTTCTATAAAGTTTACCGATGAATCCCTAAATAAATACTCTAAAGTCTTGAAGATTGTATAGTCATAGTTGTCTGTAGCCATTAAATCTACCCAACCCCAATCTTTCTTTACCCTGCTTTCATTCCCACACACACTTACAACTGACACATTATAGTGTTCGTTAATGTGTAGAATAACTTGCTGTAGAATGTCCACAGCGAGGAATGTTGCTTTAGCCCTATTGGAAGCCATATTAAGTAATTCGTCTAATCGTCTGTCGCTATTCAACAAATCACCTGTAAGAGCAACAACTACATTGGAAACCTCTGTAGTTGCAAAATATCCTAATGCTCTATCTACAAAATCTCTGCATCGCTGAGATGCTACTTTAAAATCGTATCTGTTATTGGGGAGATTAACGAGTTCGTTGAAATGCACATCACTAAATTGGATGACCCCTACTGCTTGATTAGTTTCAGGGTGAACCCTTACATACTTGGATAAGTCATTGTTTTCAAAGACATTAACTAACTCTTTAGAGTAAGCCTCAACTGCGTTCTCAACTCTTGCGTGTTCTCTGAACGCCTTATTGGCTATTCGGTTCTTGTCTTGGAGGGATTGCTTTTGCTTTGCAAGTCTTACATTTTCAACGATTATGTCTTCATTCATATAGTCGTTGAAGTACCCTCCACAATTTTTGCAACCATATTGTTGCTTTCTACCTTCTCTTGTCTGTATAGTGCCATTCTTGAAGACACTATTTGAGTAGCAATGTGGGCAAACGATAAAATATCTCCTTTATCAGATGCCCTAATATACTACAATATATTGTATTTTACAACTAATATACACCTACACCTTGATGTGTTTTGCCACGACCAAGATGTATGAAGGTTTTTGCAATAGCAATATCTGAGAAATATCCTATGTTTAAAGCGATATTTAGAAGTTTGGCTCTTTTGTATCGGTCTTTAACAGAAACATCTACTGCAAGACCTCTTGCGTGGTCGCCCATAGAGTTAGATGATACTTCAGCGTTGTGCTTTTCACATCTATATCCTGAGTTTATCTTAAAGCCGAATCCACAATGTGAACGAATAATCTGAAGTTTGTTCATAAACTCCATATCCATCTCACACTCACCACAGCATGGACAGGCAAGTTCTTCTTTTGTGAAGTTTTTAGTTAGGTTCATTTTTTACCTTTTTTCTTCGGTGTCTTCCATTTAGTGTTTGTTCTAAATTTTGTCTTTGATAAACCTTTTTTCATTGTAGTGCCATCACCAAGCACCCTTTTGAAGCCATCCTTTAGGCTTTTAACAGAAGATTCTTCGGTTTTGAAATGAGTAAGTAGCATTTTCTGTAAAGACCCTGAAAAACGCTTATTTATGAGGAAGTCATATATGTTCTTTCTTAATGACCCTCCACTTGAATCGTGGTCAAACTCTGTTTGTAAATTTCTAATTACTGACATGATACTCCTCCAAAAATTTAATCACTCTACTATTGTATTCTTTTGCCAATGCTATTCCTTTTGATAGTTCCATCCCATCTCTCATTTTTAACGAAATAGCCACATCTTTAGGGTTTCTAAAGTTGCAAATAAAATGAGGGTTTTCTAAGAATGGTAAATATTTTCTAATTGTAAGGGATGTTCTTGGGTCTTTCCATCCCCAAAGTTCTTTTTCGTGAAGACTAATAAGCATTTTAATCTTATCATCACACTCTACTTCCATTATAGCCTTTTCGCTTGGAGGATTATCCCAACTCCCCCCTGCTTGTTTTAAAATCCAATCATTCAACTTAACGAAACTCATTTCTTCAAAGTGCCCTTTGGGATTGCTTCTCGCAGAACCCATAAGGTTATCACCCATATAGATTTCGTTATTTAATGCTTTGGCAGTTAAGGAAGTTGCTGACCTGTGCATCCCCAATACTATAAAACATTTATGTTTCGACATACCCTGTTTTAATTCTCGTCATTGATTCAGGGTCAAACCATTTTGTTGTATTTAGTTCATCCCTAAAGTCAATATGAATATGCTCTACAAAACAATCTAAATCTGCAAATGTTTCAAACTTATGTCTTCTTGCATCTATATAAAATATAAAGTCTGTAAATTGTTTCCCAAAGTTTTCCTCATCAAGGCGAAACTTAATCTTCTTCATTACATTTCTTGATATGAGGACACATCCAACACCTGCACCTAAAATAGGAATAAGACCTACACCTCTTCTTTTGAATGAAAGATAGTCATCCATAGTCCAAAGACGACCTGCCCTACCTGAGAATAAACTACTTTCAAATATCCCCCAAAAAGAAGGTATAACTGATTGCTTTATTACAAATACAGCATCAGGCTCTTCCATCCCCTCAGCAACACATTTGTTTTTTACTGCTTCGTTTGCGTGAAAAACAACATCATTTACTGTTTTTATGAAATATGTTCCTGTAACAACATCTCTGTCGTGAGCAAGTAACCTTTCAACTACATCATCAGGGGGTATATTGTCAGATTCAAGCATTAAAAGGTGAGTATAGCCACCTTCGAGGAACTTTCTACGAATGATATTTTGCTTATCACGCATTACCTCTACAGGTGTTTGACCCTTCTTTGGGGTATAGACTTTTGTTTCAAAGTCATCAAAGCCCCACAAATTATCTCCATTCCATACGATAAATTTATCGCCTGAGATACGATGTAAGGCTTCTACGAAATATTGTCTGCAGTAAGAGTGCCCACTATATGTGGACACCCCTACTAACACTTTAGGCTTATCTATGATACATCCGATTTTATTTCAACACCATACGCATCAACAAGTTCACCTGCATCGCAGAACATTGAGAAAACAACATCATTTCTGAGTTTCTTCTTTTCTCTTTCTGCTTCTACACGAATCATAGGATTCACATATCCAAATGCCAAAGCCTCTTTTGAGAATACAGCACCCTCAGCAGTATTTGAATCAATTACAGTTTCTTGAGAAGAATATAAATTGATTCCTGCAAGAGTTCCAACCCAACCTGAGCCCAACATTTCAGATTGTTGTGCAGGAGAGCCACCAAACTCATTTGAAAGTAAGTCTTTAGAAAGACCTTTTGAGCCCCAAATTTGCTTTGGATGAAATACACCTGAATAACCTGCAGGTGCACCATTTGACTTTAATGTCTTAACTGCATCAAACAAATCATCAATATCAATCGCTGTACTTGAAGTACCTGCTGTTCCACTAAAACCATCAAATAAGTTTGCTAACAAACTATCAATTTTAGCACCTACAGCCGAAGCACCTAATCTACCTAATCTTTCATTAATATCTTCAATAGATGAATCTTGTGCTTCATCATATACAGGAAGATAGAATGAATAACTATCCATAGTTAAGGTAACTTTGTTAGAATCAAGTGCTACAGCACTTGCATCATTTCCTTCTGTATGTGTTCCCACATCAGCAGAAGTTACTTGATTTGTACCCTGATTCCATACAGGAATTGAGATTGTATCTGCGTTTTCTTTACCTACAGAAGTTACTAAAGGTAAAATAACATTGCTTTCATTCAAGTGAACGACTGCTTCACTTGCTATAATCTGTTCGACTAACGAACCTTGAAAATTGCCACTATCACCAGTTGCCATTTTTTACTCCTTAAAAATTTTATTCCATTTTGATTTTGGTATATCAGAGTAACTTGCACTTAACTTACTTGGAATATTCTCTTTGCCTGAGAGCATACCAAATCCATCATCATCAGAGATTATCTCATTGTCGTACATATAGACCATTTCATTCCCCAACTCACCTGTAGAGCATCGCCCTTCAGGGTCAGGATTCCAACCATTGATGTTAGTTGGTGTCTTGTTTATGTTTTTAACTTCTTTTAAGTCCTTTTTTGAGTTCAAGGTACTTCTCTCTTCCGATTTGCCCTGAAGCGAAAGCATTTGCGAGTTCTACCATGTTAGTGATTTTTAAACCATCACCAACACCACCCCTATGCTCTGGCTCTGCAGGTTTTGAATTTAGTTGCCCAACAACAAACTCGATTGTTTCCAAGTCTTTGTTTGCAAATTTCTCTCTACTATCTTCAGGAAGTTGCTCTAAAAGTTTATCTTTTTGAGTTTGTACTAAAGTATTATATTTTTCTTCGTACCCTTTAGTTGTTTCAAGTTCAGCATTTGCTTTTTCATAAAGAGTTTTAAATTCCTCGTTTTCAGCAAGTTTAGCATCTTCAGCCTTTTCCATCTCGGCTTCCAACTCTGCTACCCTTGATTCTGCTTCCTGTGCCCTTAATCTATACTTTTTGCTCTCTGCAACAAACTTACCTTCAGGACTTTCGGTAGTTTTCGTTTCAGGGTTTTCCACTACTGTTTCATTCCCTGTATTTTGTTCTTCGGACATACTGCCCTCCATATTGTGTTAATTTTTTTGCAATATACAATATCTTGCATATTACAGACTGCGTAACTTAAATTACTATACTTGTAAAATGCAAGTTTTTAATGGTTATAGATAAAAACTATAAAAAAGAATGGTTCGAGTTTATGGGGTACACACCCCATGAAGGGCAAAATAAGTTACACTTTCCTGAAAAGGAAACTGCAAGATTCTTTGTGATGATATGTGGTAGAAGGTTCGGAAAGACAACTGCATCGGCTATGGAGGCGACCTATGTTGCATCTCAGCCAAATAAAAGGATATGGCTTGTAGGTCTATCCTACGATAAGGCAGACCTGATGTTTAGGGAAGTGTGGCAAAAGATGGTTATAGGTCATGCAAATGACATAGAAAGAGCCTCTGAAAAAGAAAGATACATCAAATTTAAGTGGGGCACTACCATCGAAGCCAAATCAGCAGATAATCCTGATTCTTTAGTGGGGGAGGGGCTTGACTTGTTGATTATGGATGAGGTGGCTAAGATGAAAAGTAAAATATGGGAGATGTATCTTTCCCCCACTCTATCTGACCGAAAAGGCAAGGCAATATTCATAACTACCCCTCAAGGGTTTAATTGGGTACATGATTTGTTTCTTTTAGGGAAGAATGATGAATTGTGGGAATCTCATCAAGCACCTACTTGGGATAATAATATAGTTTTCCCTGAAGGTCTTAAAGAGCCATTCCTTGTTGAGAGAAAAAGAAATATGTCGCCTGAGATATTCGACCAAGAGTATGGGGCACAGTTTACTTCATTTGCAGGTAAGGTCTATCCATTTGATAGAATTTTAGATATGGGTCATTTCCCATACAATCCAAACTTTGAAACATATTGCTCTTTGGATTTTGGGTATAGGATGCCCTCAGCGTTGTGGTTTCAGGTGCATACTGTGGGTGGGTTAGAGCATATTAATGTTATTGATGAGTTTGTACATCAAACAAACATAAAAACAGACGAATTTGCAGAAATGGTGAGAAAAAAGCCATATATGGTTGATAGATACTTTGGCGACCCTGCAGGTAAACAAGCACAAGGACAATCAGGGCTTGGAGATATAGAGGTTTTTAGGCGAAAAGGCATAACTGTCCATAGTGTAAGGGATAAAACCTCAAGAAACATCGCTTCAGGTGTTGGTCATGTTAGAGGATTTATAGAAAACGCATTTGGACAGCGATTTCTACATTTAGATAATAGATGTACAGGGTTAGCAGAGGATTTAGAAGGTTATCGCTATCCTGAGGTATTAGAGGGGAAGGATTTAAAGCCTGAACCTATAAAAGATGGGTATCACGACCATTCAATGGATGCTTTGAGGTATTTCTTTGTAAACAGATTCCCAATAAAGAGAAGAGAAATTAAAATGAGAGGCAGATAATGCACACAGCACTTAAAGATTTAAAGTTGGAGAACTATAGAAATCGTGAAATGTATGTTGAGAAGTTGCTTGACTACTACAATGGTGTAACTAAAGGGTATGTTGAGGATTACTTTGATACTGATGCCTTTAAAGAGATACCTGTTTACGAAGCCAACATAACTAAAAGACTTATCAATAAGATGAGTAGGATTTACACTATTGGAGCAAACAGAAATGTCAATAGTCGGTATGATGGGCTTACAAAAGTCAAAGATGCACGAATGAAGCATATCGAAAGAATGACAAGGCTAATTGGAACTGTAGCCACTCGTGTTATATGGACACCCACAGGGTTTGAGTATGTTCCTGTTTACTTTTTTGCTCCTTTTTTTGAAGGCGACCCTTTAAACCCTTCTGCTATTACCTATCCCTTAATGAATCCTGTAGATGACATCTCTTATGATGCAGAACAGAAATACATCTACTGGGATAGCGAGGTATGGGCAATTAAAGACGAAGATGGAGTTATAGAGGATTCGTTTGAGCATGGACTTGGTATGTTGCCATTTGTTTTCACTCACAGAGAGAATCAGATAGATTCATTCTTTGTTAGTGGTGCTAATGACATCATAAACGCTAACGAACACGCAAACATCACTCTTACAGAGTTGCAACTTGGTCTTCGGTTTCAAATGTTTGGACAACAATGGACTACAGGCGAGATGCCAAACAATCAACGAATGGGTACTAACTTTATTTTGGAACTCCCTGAAGATGGGAATTTTGGTATTGAAGCACCTCAAGGCGATTTGCTTTCTGTTATAGAAAGTATTAAATTCCAAATAGAATTGGTTGCTCAAAATAACCACTTGTGGATTCAATGGTCAGAGCAGGGTGGAGAAGTTCCATCAGGTATTTCTTTGATGATTAAGGATTTAGAACGTACAGAGGACTATGAAGACGATAAAGGGTTGTGGAAAATGTACGAAGATAAATTTTACGAGGTTGAAAGGGCTGTTGCGAAGGCAAATGGAGTTTCACTTCCTGAGAAGTTCGGAATTGACTTCAATGAGCCTGAATATCCGAAGACAGTACAAGACCAAATGATGTGGGATGAGCACAGATTACGATTAAACCTCACAACTGAAGCAGATTTACTTGTAGAATACAACGATGACTTAACTTTAGAGGAGGCAGAGAAGAAAATTGCCGAAAACAAGCAAAAAAACCAAAAACTCTCAATCTTTGATAAACTACGCCAAGAAACTGAAGCAGGAATTTAAGTTTGACATAGATTTTGAAGGCGAAATCGAAGAAATTTTAGAGAATCCGAGAGAATGGGCAGAGGCTCAAGCCGAATCTGCACTTCTAAAGAACTCATCACGCTACAAAAGGGCAACTAAACTTGGAGAGGACTTCGCAAATGGACTTGAAAGTTAAAACTACCTTCAGTTTCCCTAAACTCGTAAGAGAATTTCCAAAAATAAGAGAAAAACACATGGGTAGGATTGCTCGTAGTGCTGAAAAGGGTGCTAAAGATGCAATTTCTAAAGGATTAAAGCCACCATTAAAGAAATCCACTATAGATATGAGAAAAAAGCGTGGAACAGGGGGCTCAAAGCCTTTATTTGAAACAGGTGCGTTGTTTAGGAGTATAAAAAGGTCAAAGGGTGGTTTACAAATGCTAAATTATGGGCTTGAGCACCACAGAGGGTACACAACAGCCTCCGATTCAATGATACCAAACAAAAATGTTCCTGCAAGACCATTCATCCAAACCGATGAGAAACAAATTTTGAAGTCATTTGATGCTTTTAGAAAAGATTTAAGGAAGGCACTAAGAAAATAATGGGAGATTTTAATGAAGAGTTTACTGAACTTACTGAAGACGAGCAACAATCAATCTTATGGAGTGCTCTTGGAATATCTTTTGCAATCGATGTATTTGCTACAAGAATTGAATCGCAGATTGAACAACTTAGAAATGCGAATCTCTCAGATAGAGGAATCGTTGATGCCTTACGAGCCGACTATCAGCGAAGAGGAAGAATCTTCGGAGAGTTTCATTTTGGAATTAAGCGAGGAATCGTATCAGGAATTATGCAAAGTAGTAGGCGAGGACAAGATAGAGTATATGGGAATCTCGTAAAATTTAGGTGGGTAAGTGTAGGAACTCCTAAAATATGCCCTGATTGTGAAGGAAGGGTTGGTCAAATAGAGGCGTGGGAGATGTGGGAATCTATAGGGTTACCTGCATCAGGGTTTAGCCGATGTAGAGAGTTTTGCTATTGTCAGTTAGTACCTGAGCATATAGAGATAGATGATAGAGTTATCGTCGATTAAGCAGAAACCCAACAAAGTCTTTAACTTCTTCTTCGGTTTCTAACTCCCAATACTCACACATATCTTTGGTTATCTTGACATTTAAGTCAATCAACCACTCATCACCAAGTAATTTGACTACTTCTAATTTATTTACTATCATTTAAATACCCATACAGCGATATTAACGCAACCAATCCCAAATAAAAACCAATTCCCTGTATCATAACCAACTGCGACATTGTAAATTCCTATAACTAAGTTTAAAATCTTCGCCCATTTAATCTTCTCTGCCTTGCTCACGTCTAATTATCTCATCTTCCCACGCTTTTCGTTGTCCTTTAGTGGGTCTTCCCCCCTTTAGTGGTTCTACACCTACTGCTTCTGCTCTTTTCTTCCAAGCGTACCATTCTTTTTGCTTCTGATTGTATCTCTGCCTTTTGGCTTCTTCCTTTAAAGTTTTTGTAATTTTTTTGTTTTCTTTTCGGGCTCTTACAGCAGGGCTCTCTACAACTCTCGGTGGTAGTTCCACCTCTCTTATGGGCATCTCCTCTACTAATGGTGTTACCTCCTCTTCTATTATCTCGCCATCTACGACTTCAGCCGAATCTACTTGTTTAAGCCATTTTTCAAAAGGCGAATCAATAGTAACATTAACATTCTTAACTAACTTCCCACTATGCTCTAATACCAACCTACCTGCCTGTACATTCCCTGCCTTAGCCTCCCTAACCATAGCCATAAGCACAGCAGGTAACTCTCCTCCAAACTCAACCATATACCTATCATATATAGCCTCAATAAAGTTGATATTCTCACGCCACTTACTTACCTGTCGTGGCTTAACTCCAACTAAATTAGCAACATCTGCAACACTCAAGTCAGGCTGTGTGGCAAACAACTCGATAGCCATCTCTTTTTCAGGTCTTTTCATAACATTTCCCATACCTAAATCTACAACTTTTTATAGTTCTTTTCAAATTTTCTCCGAAATGGGGAAAAAGTAAGGGTTTTTTTGTGTAATTTTTGTGGAAATGTATCTGCCCTCCCCTCTCCGATGGGATACGCCTCCACCCCCTCCTAATTGAATCTCATTCTCATTTAGGGGTGTTTGTTGTTGTGTTTTGGGGCTTGTGGGGTATGGTAGC